AAAATAGAAGATATTCTAGCGGCCAAACAATTAGAGGCTAGCCTTGAATTGCATTGCTAATTACATATTTGATGTTCTTAGGAACTTACTTCCTTACTAATATAACCGGTTAATAGCCGGTTTTTTATTGCTCTGATATTGTGCCGAAAAAATACACCTATTTTCACTGTAAAATTTTAAGTTAAATCAATAGTTTATACAGAGCTAGATTTCGTGCGAAAATTTAAGCAAAAAAATACCTCTACTTGAGAGGCTTTTTTATTACGTTACTTATTGCCATTAATGACATTGTTTTGTTTTACTTCTCTTCCTTCTGCTGCTGCCTTTTTAGCTTCTCGCTCTTTCCACCTCTGTTCTTGCTGTCTATGTAGCGCAAGTAGCAGAGGATTAACTTCTCTAGGCGTCATGACTTACCTCTTTCGTTATCTATGGCCCTAAACATAGCCTTAGTTACCCCTAAGCCTTTGTAATAGAATATCACTAGGTTACCAGGGAATTGACCGCCTAAATTATCATAGGCGGCATATCTTAAATAGTTTTTGTAGTGTGCCATTACCCTTTAGCTATCTTTAGCATCTCCTTGTAGTTCTCTAGCTCCCTTTTATGATGAGCTGCTGCTTTATCTTTGTTGTCCTCGAATGCTGCTTGATATTGTTTTTGGTGAAACGCTATTTTATCCGTGTAGAAATTATTCATTACTCTTCCTTATTGCTTATGTGTGGGTTATTTAACCTTGATAATACTGATCAATTCTTTGCTGCAACTTGTTAACTTTCATCTTTAGCTTTGCTATTTCATCTTTCTGTTCGAATATTAACTCATCACGCATAGCGATAACTTTATCAAAATGCGCCTCTGTCATTGGCATCTTTTCGCCTTTCTTTGGTGTTAGTGCCATTTCGTGCCATTTGGCATTTTTAGCCATACCCATAATCATTACTCTCTATTTAGTTAGTTAAATTACTTACGCGCATTCTCTATATTTATGCCACGTATCAACACCGAATAATTGATCTAGGTGTGGAGTTACTTCGTCCTCAGTAAACTCTATCGGAACATAAATATCTTTGTAACTATTGTCTTCAAGTAAAACCTGTATTTTTTTCATTCTTTCTTACTCCTTTATGTTTGTGTGAATTAATCAACTGGCTTCAATAGCACTTCTGATATTTTAATACTAAGCGTCTCAAATGGTGTTTGATGTCCCATTATCATCATGTGACCGAACCTATTCATTAAGTCGTGCATTTGAAAGGAGGAATAGCCATCGTTATCAGTAGGGCGCTTGATGTATTCTTTATCTATTTTTAATTCGCTATAAAGTTCATCGTGCTGTCGTTTTAGCTCAGCGTGACCAATATCATTCAACTTTACTTTTACTGAGTTATTCATATTAAATTTTAATTCGTTCATAATCATCTCTCTTTGTTTATTAACTGAGTTAAATATCCCCACTCACATAGGGTGTGTTCGCATTCTTGCGCTAAATCAAGCTTGTCATCAGCTATGTTATTAATCAGCTGTTCCATTATTCATTTCCTTATTTAGATGTAATTAGTTAAAAGTTATTACTTGCTGTCTTTTTATATGATTGATGATTCTCGTCTATTTCATACTCACAAGGAAATACAGTTTCGCTTTCAATCTGCTTTGATAATTTGCCAATAGTTAACGTTTTCATTTTAGAGCGCCCGTAATCTTCACCGCTTGGTAAAATGTAATGATACTTGACGATAACTCTATTCATGTACTTGCTGGGCATTTCTGCAATAGACATAACTTCATAGTGTATTTTACCGATAAAGTTAGCAGTCCAATAAACACATTCTTGATAGCCCCACCCTTGATCTTCTTGCTCAGTGTCGCGGTGACAACCTGGAGTTAACATTGTTTCGATAACCCCGTTGTAAAATCCACAACCTTGATTATGAAAAGGGTATTCAATATCGAATATATCTCCCTGCTTGAATTCAATCATTATTCTATTCCTTCTTGTGGTTTGGTTTATCGCTAGTTAGTAGCACTATGTGTTGGTTTATTTTATCTCTTCTCGTTCAACCCTAATCTCGGCTCGCTGAATACCTCTACTTACCTGCTCTTCCCAATAATCATCACACGTTGCCATTCTAGCCATTACGGATAGCTTGCCGCATAATTCCATTATATCCTTGTAACTGCCTTCTGATTGCTCGATAAACTCTCTAGCCATTAACGCTATACCTTCACGACCTAGCTTTTCGCCTACCAGTCTTAACTCTGCTATTGGTTTCATTATTCTATTCCTTCTTGTGGTTTGGTTTATTTATTAACTGAGATAAACAATAGCAATCAATGATTGACAAATCAATTAATATTTAATAAAATTTAACAACTAAATAAATAGGAGGCAATATGTCTAATAAGAAAGTACAACCGTTAAACCTAGAAGAAGATGTTATTGAGTTATTAAAGGCCCAAGCTGATGATAATGATCGCTCAATGTCTGCAGAAGCTAATAGAATATTAAAAAAAGCTTTGCAAAAAGCTTAATAACTGTTAATATTAATTTGTTGTTTGGACTCGAACCCAGATGATAGATAAGGTTTAGTAGGTACTTCTGGGGTTATTGGTTTAATCCGTTCGAGCAGAGATACCCACTAAGCCTTTTTTATTGCCTCGAATAAAGTCCTCGATTATATTTTACGCGTCATGCGAAAGCAGTCCCGGTTCGAATATAGTTTAAAGTGCTAGAATGTTGCCCACAGCACGATTGAGTTTTAAGTTGATTATAAGGGCTGGACGGTATTGCAGATTGGAATGATTGACCGAACTATTAACTGCAGATAATAATAGTTTATGAGTTCTCTACGGAGATGGTATAAGACTTAACTATGTGAATCCTCAACGGGTATTAGTGGTTTAACTCATAGTAACTTGAGGTGATTATTAATTTAATCTCCCTTGGGTTTTCTATGAATTCTACTAAAGAATCTTATCCAATAAGTTATTAATAAAGTTATATATACTATAGAGTTTATATACACTACTACAGTTTGATATAAGTCCGCACCCCGGCATTCAGGCTTACAATTTGGAGGTTATATGTTGCCTAAGCATCACTACAACTTTAAAGATAGTTCTGTCTTTAATGATAGCGATTGGATAAGTGGCCAAATAGATATGCTACCAATTTCTATGCAGAAGAAAGTGGCCAATAAATACAGTGATATTTATTTAAAGCTTACTAATGAAAAAGATAGAAAAGCAAGATTCAGATCTAACAGTTGGTTAAGAAAGACTGTTGATAAATACAAGGTTACTAACAAGGAAGGATTATTTTAATGTTATATGAATTATACCCACATCAAAAAGCGTCAATTGACGAATTAAGGTCATCATTTGCAAAAGGATTAAAGCGCCCTATGTTATATGCTCCGGTTGCCTTTGGTAAAACCGTTGTAGCTGCTCATATTGTCACAGGGGTACTTGATAAAGGTAAGCGCGTTTTATTCGTTGCACCTTATACCGCACTCATTAACCAGACTGCCCGGTCATTTATGGCCCAAGGAATACCGCAACCGGGAATCATGCAAGCCGATCACCCTTGGACCAATGCAGGAAAAAGATTACAAATTGCATCAGTGCAAACATTGGCCAGAAGAAAGATCCCCGATGTTGATTTAATTATTGTTGATGAGGCACATCTGCAGTATTCAGTTATCTGTAAATTAATGGATGAAACAGATATTCCGGTTATCGGCCTTAGTGGGTCCCCTTTTTCAAAAGGACTTGGCAAATACTATGATAATTTAATTCATACAACATCTATGCGACAACTTATTGACGACGGGTTCTTATCTGACTATGTAGCGTACTCACACGACAAGCCAAACCTAAAAGGAATTAAAACCGTTGCTGGGGATTATCACGAAGGACAGTTAGGTGAACGCATGAGTGATCCTAAGCTTATCGGTTGTATTATTGATACATGGTTAAAGAATGGAGAGAACAGGCCGACAATTTGTTTCTGTGTGAATGTGGCACATGCTGAATTCGTTGGTGCTGAGTTTGAAAAAGTAAATATATCGAATGTGGTGATCACCGGACGAACTCCAATGGAAGAAAGGGAAGTATATTTTGAGCAGTTTAAAAAAGGAAATATAAAAATACTCGTTAATGTTGGCACCTTGGTAGCTGGGTTTGATTCAGATGTAAGATGTATTATTGATGCAGCTCCAACTAAATCAGATATTCGCCACGTTCAAAAATTAGGGCGAGGCTTGCGAACTGCCAAAGGTAAAGATCACTTAATCATATTAGACCATGCCGGGAACCTAGTTAACCTTGGTTTTCCTGATGATATAGAAATAGATAAACTCGACACTGGAGATAAACAAGAAGCTGCAGAGCGTAAAGAAAAACAAGCTAAAGAGAAAAAAGAAAAAGAACCTAAAGAATGCGGAAAGTGTCACCACATGAAGAAGGCCGACGAACACGAATGCTCAAAGTGTGGATTTACTCCTAAGTTTATTGAGAATGTCGAGGTAGAAGAAGGTGAGCTTACATCAATAAAAACATCTAACAAATACACCAAGGACGATAAACAGCGTATATGGTCAGAGATTAAAGGTTATCAACAAGAGCGATTATTATCAGGTAAAAATTTAACTGATGGTTGGTGTTCGCATCTATATAAAGATATGGTCGGAGTGTGGCCAAGAAACTTGAGAGAAGTATCATCACAGCCGGGTGAGCAGGTAAGAGGGTTTATAAAACACAAGGCTATTGCATGGGCAAAAGGTAAGGATAAATTAAAAGATAGAGCTAAACATAACGAGTGGTTAGAAAGAAGACAAAATATAGTTTGACTAATGTAATATTATTAACTATTATTAATTATAAATAAGTTATAGGAGTTAATATGCAAACTAAAGACGCAGCAAAAGGGAGGTGGTCAGAAATATATGGCCACTTCGGTTTTCAAATAATAGTTAACAAGCACCAAGTATGCCCGATGTGTGATCGCAAAGGTTCTTCGGGTATTCGTATTCATGATAAAACTGGTAATGGCGATTGGATATGTGTTTGCGGTAAC